ATCCTCAGGCTGCAGGAGAGTATCGGCGAGTATATCAACAACCTAACCATGTGGATGAACAAGCTGTTTGAAGACAATCAGGATTTGGAGAACAAGATGGCAAAAATAAAAATTGATATGGAGCATGGCATAATCTATGAGTGTCCTGAATGTGGGGGAGAGGTTGAGATGGGACAGAGTTATTGCCAGGATTGTGGGGAGCCACTGGAGTGGACGGAGGAGGAATGACATGAAATTGCTTGTCACATGGCTAAAAAAGGACGGTAGTTGCCGTTTTTGGACAAACGCAGAGAAAGTCGAGCAAGCGGCTATGTCGCTGGTGGGCCTGAGAGGAGCTGTCGAACGAATGGCGGCTGATGACAATATTTCTTTTGACGCTGCTTGGGAAAAATACTTTAAAGCGATTCGGGAAGATTAAGGTTTAAAAACAAGCATGAACAGGGCTGAAACTCACAGGGAGTTACTGTTGCCTCCGCAGGACCGTGGTTCGAATCCACGGTAGCCCATTAAAAGAAAACGAGGAAAGGGGATGATGGAAATGGGACATATAAGTATTGAGAGAACAAAGAAACCGGGCGGTACATCAACCGACCAAAGCTATCCGTACCGCCCTTACGCTTAAGGACAGTATACCATAAACTGCTTCCTTAAGCAAGTACAAAGGAGGAAGCTGTATGAGTAACGCAGAAAATCAGAGCGTAAAAGCGCAGATTATCAATAATGTGATTGTATCGATGACCTACTACCTTAACCCGGATGTACTGGAAATGTTAGAGCGCGTCCTGACAAGGAACCTGGTAGACGTAGTGATAGAACGGATTAACACGCTGCCAATGGAAATGAAGGACAGCATAGACAACCAGAACGGGTACATATTGCAGTTATTCCTGTATAAGAAGAAAAAACTACAGGACGGGACGAAATACGGCTATGTCAGCGCCATCAAACGGCTGGTGACCCTGGTGTATAAACCCCTGACGGACATGGAAGAATCGGATATCTATTACTATCTGGACTGGTACGAGAACCGGAATGTACCCCTGAACGGAAGGAAAAACCAGGCCAGGACCATCAACAACGAGCGCCGTTTCCTGTCAGCCTTTTTCACCTGGATGCGAAAGGAAAAACTGATTGGAAGCAATCCGGTGGAGGCAATCGAGCCGCTGAAGGTGGCGAAGAAACCGATTGATTATTTCACGCCGGAGGAGATGGCAAGCCTTAAGGATGGATGTGAGAGCCTACGGGAGCGGGCTGTCATAGAAGTATTAAGGAGCACCGGGGCCAGGGTTGGGGAAGTGGTGGGTATCACAATCGACCTGATTGACTGGGAGACCGGGGATGTCATGATACTGGGGGAGAAGGGCAACCGATACCGCACCTTGTACCTGGATCCGGATGCAATCCATCATTTTAGGAAGTACTTAAACAGCAGGACAGACAATAACCCAGCCATCTTTGTCAGTTCCAGACAGCCGTATCAGGCATTATCCACCTGTGCAATCCGTGGGATTGTAAAGGATGTGGCGCAGCGTGCCGGGATTACCAGCCGCGCTTACCCGCATAAGATGCGCAAGACCCTGGGCATGGAACTGAAGAATAAGGGCGTGGATATAGGAACCATACAGGAGATCATGGGACATGCAGACAGCAAGGTCACTTCCTTATATTATGCACAGTCTACCCCGGATACCCTGAGGGTAGTCCGTAACAAGGCGGCATGATACATCCATATAGATTATCCAATAATTGTAAATTAGTTAAACAGGCGGTGTGGCTGTCAAGGAAGAGGCCGCCGCCTGTTCCGATATAAAACCAGGGAAGAGATTTCTTTCCCGTCCTTGTAATGGGTATTAACAAATGGGGCATAAGGAAACTAAATAGAAGGAGAAACGTATAAGGTGAGATACTACGATAACTACGACTATGAGGAAACCTATCAGGAGCAGGTAGAAAGGTTGGAGGAATTTGAACTGGAACGCCTGATAAAGGAGCAGAGGGTGGATTGCCTGTACCGCACCACCACGACACAGTCCCCGAACCTGTCAAACGGTACAGTGCTGCTTGAATCACAGGTTTACCCTAGCTTTTACAGGAAAAGCGATATGCCGGTGACCCGTAAAGGGAGGGAAACAAAACCATCACAGAAGGACCTGAATGACCGCAACTCAAAAAGATACATGGTGAGGCTTGCCAATATAAACTTTGGGAAAGGGGATATATGGGCGACCTTCGGATGGAATGAGGAGTGCCTGCCTGAAGATATGGGGGAGGCTAGGAAGGATGTAAAGAACTTCATCTCAAGGGTGAATTACAGGCAGAAGAAACAGGGAAAGGAAAACATAAAATACATATACATACTTGCATACGATGGATATACAAGGCCGCATGTGCACATCCTCATGACCGGGGAAGGGATAGACCGTGACGAACTGGAGGATCTGTGGGGGAAATGCGACAGACCCAACACGAAGCGGATCCAGCCGGATGATGATTTCCTGATTACCGGACTGGCTACCTACGTGTCAAACAATCCACATGGTACAAAGAGGTGGTGCGCATCCAAGAACCTTGTCAAACCGCCTGAACCATCCAGGAGTTATTCAAAGTTCAGGAGAACCAAAGTAAACCGGATGGTAAAGGACTTCGAAGTCTTAAGGGCTGAGATGGAGAAGGCTTATCAGGGATATAAATTCCTGGATGCAGAGGTTAAATACAATAAACAACTGGCCTCGTTTTATATTTATGCGAGGCTTGTAAAGTACGGCCAATGAGTGGACGTTTGAATAAGGTGCCTATATTCTTGGGTAAGGAGGGGCAGGATGCGCAGGAAGAAAGAAGCCATATGTCCGTACTGCGTTACGGTAAGCCGTTATAACAAGAAGTCAGCAACAATCACATGCGCAAACATCGAAAACAATCTGGGATTCGAAGTAAGGAACCAGCTTGTTTTTAATAACCATGAGGAGAAGAAGAACTATAAGGAACTATTCTGCGCTGATATGTACGATACCTGCCCATATTACAAGGCAATTTACCTGAGTGGCAGGAAAGAAGACTGAAACCGGACACATCGGACACCAGAAGGCGCGTGCACGCACACATGCATGCGCGCACGCGCGGAAATAGGTAAGGACAGACGCAACCAGCATCTTTTTTTCGCGTCTGGAAGCGGACAAAACCGGACAATCTGGGGTGTTGGATTCGAAAAAGCAGAACATGTATAATGTGATCCAAGGAGGTGCGGACATGGCGAGGCAGAAATGGCAGGAGTGGGCAGAGAATGAGGATAGACTGACCATATTGGCAGCCTGGGCCCGCGCAGGGAAAACAGATGAAGAAATAGCCAAGATGGTCGGTATAAGCCGCTCCACCCTTGGGGAGTGGAAAAAGAAACACGAAAAGATAAGCGAGGCACTGTCCGTTAAGAAAGACTATGCAGACCGCCTGATGGAAAACAGTCTGTATAAAATCGGTCTTGGATATACAGTGACCAACAAGAAGCCCATCAAGACAAGACATGTGAAGTATAAGGACGGAAAGAAGATATCGGAGGATGAAGTGATTGAGTATGTGGATGAGACCATCCATGTAGCCGGAAATGAAAGGGCTGTTGAGTTCTGGCTGGAAAACCGTATGCCGGAATGGAGAAAGAAATATGAGCAGATTAAGAGCGTCAATGATGATGAAGAAAGCGGCGCTGGCCTGATTGTGATGGACACGGAACAGGCCAAGGATATCAAAAAAATAATGGAGGAGGCACAGAAGAGGATTGAAGAAGAAAGGTAAGGGCAGCGATAAATTTGACGCAAAGGAGTTCCTAAAAACGCATAATGTCATATGGGCGCCATCACCAAGACAGCAGGCCATGATGCATAGGCCAGAATTTGAAGCCCTGTTCGGAGGTTCTGCCGGAGGGGGGAAGTCGGACTACCTGTTGGTGGAGGCACTGAGACAGGTCCATATAAAATATTACAGAGCGGTCATACTCCGTAAGACATTTCCAGAATTAGAGGATTTGATAAGCCGGTCCAAAGAGTTGTATGGGGGTGCATTTCCGCGCGCTAAATACAACGAAAGTAAATATGTGTGGACATTTCCCAGTGGGGCTAAGATATATTTCAGGAATATGCAGCATGAGAAGGACAAAATCAAATACCAAGGCCGACATTTTGATTTTGTCGGATTTGATGAACTGACACATTTTTCATGGGATGAATACAATTATCTTTTCTCGCGGACCAGGTCAAGCGGACCGGGGTTAAGGGCATATATACGCGCCACAGCAAACCCAGGGGGACCGGGACATGGATGGGTGAAAGCCAGGTTTATCACAGCGATGAAACCAGAGACACCAATAATGGAGAAAACACCAATAAGGGATCCGGCAGGAAATATAATCGAGACAGAAAGTGACCGCATATTTATTCCAAGCAGCCTGTTTGACAACCCGGACCTGATGCGGAATAACCCACACTACCTAGCCTCCCTTGCCATGATGCCGGAAGCCCAGCGTAATGCCCTGCTGTATGGGGATTGGGATTCATTCAGCGGGCAGGTGTTTGAGGAGTGGAAGAATGACCCGGATGGATATGACACACAGCAGTGGAGCCATGTGATAAACCCATTCAGGGTACCGGACGGGTGGGAAATCATACGCGGTTATGACCATGGGTATGCCAAGCCGTTCTCAATCGGATGGTATGCCGTGGACTATGTCGGATGCATATACCGGATACGTGAGTTATACGGGATGAAGAAGGACAGCCCCAATGTCGGAATCAAGATAGAGCCTGAAGCGGTGGCAAAGCAGATCCGCGCAATTGAGGAAACAGACCCGAACCTGAAAGGCCGCAGGATTACCGGGATTGCGGACCCATCCATCTTCGCAAAGGACAGGGGTGAGTCAATAGCAGACATCATGGCAAAGGTGGGGGTGTACTGGTCACCTGGGGATAACCATAGGATTGCCGGGAAGATGCAGTATCATTACCGGATGGCATTCGATGAACATGGGCGATCCATGTTCTACGTATTCAGGAGCTGCCCTGAGTTCATCCGTACAATCCCGAATCTTGTATACGATGACAAGAATGTGGAGGATGTCGATACGAAACAGGAAGACCACATATATGACGAATGTAGGTATGTGCTGATGTCAAGGATCATTGCAGTACGTAAGAACAAGGAGAAGCCGCTGCCACTTGAAGACCCGCTTGACCTATACAAGGAGGAGCGTGAACGGAGGAACCGGATAATCAGGATATAAGGAGGATATATGGAGAACGATAACACCACGCAGGGCGGCGTGCAGATGCCAGTCAACGAAAAGACAATTGATGATGCATTACAGACCTTCCAGAAGTATAAGGAGGCCAAGGATGACCTTACAAAGCGGATCATAAATGCAGAGGAATGGTGGAAGAATAACCATTGGGAAAGATTTTCCAGTAAGTCAGGAAACCCAAATGACCCACAGCCCACCAGTGCATGGCTGTTCAACAGCATAATCAACAAGCACGCGGACTTCCAGGACAACTACCCAAGCCCAGTAATCCTTCCGAGGGAGGAAAGTGATGAACAGACCGCAAAGACGCTTTCGGAAGTGGTCCCGGTCATCATGGAGCAGAACGGCTTCGATAGGACGTATTCGGAGTGTTCGTGGGATAAGCCGAAGACCGGGACCGCAGTATACGGCATATTCTGGAACCAGGAAAAAGAAAACGGACTGGGTGACATAGAAATCAGGCATATAGACATGATGGACATATTCTGGGAGCCGGGGATTAACGACATACAGGAATCCGATAATGTGTTCGTAATCGGCATGGTGGACCATGAAATACTGGAGGAGGAGTATCCTGAACTAAAGGGGAAACTCCAGGGGGAAGTCATCTATAAGCCGGAATATGCTTACGTGTCCAAATTGGACACCTCTAAGAAGGTGAATGTATTTGACTGGTACTACAGACGCAAGGTATATGGGGAGGTAAACGGAATCAGGACGAACCGGACGGTCCTGCATTATTGCAAGTTTGTGGAAGGACATGTGCTTTTCGCCACGGAAAATAGCCCGGAATATCAGGCGGGGCTATATGAACATGGCAGATACCCGTTCGTTTTTGATCGGATGTTTCCCGATAAAGGTTCACCGGCCGGTTTCGGATACCTGGATGTGATGATAAACCCACAGGAGTACATAGATAAGCTTGACCAGGTAATCCTTAAGCATGCCAACCTTAACCGGCCAAGATATTTTATCAGCGGGAGCGCGCAGGTAGAAGAGGACGAATTTACCGACCTGTCAAAGGACCTGGTGCATTGCAGTGGGGATTTAAGGGAGGATTCCGTGAAACAGATCAAGCCTCCTGAGATGTCCAGCAATGTGATGGCCATCCGGCAGGCCAAGATTGACGAACTGAAGGAAACATCCGGGAACCGTGATTTCTCCCAAGGTTCAACAACCTCCGGCGTGACAGCGGCAAGTGCGATTGCCGCATTACAGGAAGCCGGTTCGAAACTGTCCAGGGACATGCTCAAGGACAGCTATATAGCCTATTCTGAGGTAGTGACACTAATCATTGAACTGATAAGGCAGTTCTACGACATCCCACGGTGCTACCGGATAACCAGGCCCAACGGTAACCCGGAATATGTCACCCTGACCAATGAGGGGTTACAGCCAGCTGAGATGCCCATGATGGACGGCGGGTTATCCGTCAGGAAGCCGGTATTTGATGTCAAGGTATCAGCCCAGAAAGCGAGCATGTATAGCCGGATAGCGAACAATGAGTTAGCGAAAGAACTGTATGGGATGGGGGTATTCGCCCCACAGAATGCGGATCAGGCGCTTGCGGTCATAAAAATGATGGATTTTGATAAGCGGGATGAAGTCATAAAGCAGGTACAGGAGAACGGGACCATGTTCCAGCAAATCCAGAGGATGCAGGAGACCATGGCGCAGATGGCCGGACTGATATATGAGATGACAGGGAACCAGAAGATATTGTCCGTCCTTGACGGTACAGGGATAGCCGACATGAACCCACAGATGGATGCCCAGGGAGGGAAGACGGTGGAAACAAACAGCATAGGTGAGCCTGTCGGAAGGGACAACAGCGCGGCAGGGAAAGCAAGGCAGAGGGCCGCGACAGCAACGGAGGTGGGAAAAAGATGACAACGGTAAATATAAGGTCAGATAGGGGATATGTGAAAATCATCATCAAGGGACATGCCGGTTATGGAATGACGAACCACCTCCCTGAAGGGCATGATATCGTATGTGCTGCCATATCCATGCTAGGGCAGACCCTGGTGCAGAGGTTAATGGACATGGCAGACGAAAAGAAGGTGATAATCCATAATTTGATGTATGGGCCAGGAGAAATCAATGTGCGGGTGCTGTCAAAGCCGGGGAACCGTGAGGAACTTGAAACAACCATAAAAACAGTTGAAACTGGAATGAAACTGATACAGGAACAGTATCCGGATTACATAAAAGTTGGGGTGCTGGATTCAGTGGAGGATATCTGATATGGTTATTGCATGGTAGTAACCTGACTCTCGGGAAAGACCGTGAAAGATGGCT